CTCATACAAAGTATTTTGATGCGGAGGATTTGCGTGATGCAATCGCAATGCCTCTTACTGAAAAATTAGAAAGCACTGATAATGTGAAGTATGTTCAACCCCGTGCTTATATTCGTTCTGAGTACGGTGCCCCATATGGCGAAGGCGTAGACACATTTACCGACCTTGAGCAAATGATTGATTATGCAAAACGACAGGCGGCGGATGTTGAATTCGTAGATGAGCGAACAGCAAAGAAAATCAAATTAAACATCAACGCTCTCATCCGTGAGGGTAAAGACATTGACGGTGACGTATTCGAATGGGCGGGTCTATGCTCTGCTGAGTTAATCAATTTTTGGCATACAGTAAATGAAATCAAGTTGTTAGCGTTGGCATGTTGCAAAGATGAGGCGGATTTCCAAACCTGCATTATGGGTGACCCCGAACCGATTCAGGGTGAAGGATACGTCATGGTCAGTCGGTTTGGATATTTTAAGATTGTGAACAGACGGGCATTTGCTTATGCTAATTTTAACAATGGGGCATTTGCAGTCGCACGTTAAGTCATGCGTTCGTGATTTGACAGTGGGGGGCGTGATGCCCCCCCGTTATTAAAATCGGGTAACTACCCTAACCTACAAAGTGTTACCCAAGGCAGCTATGTTTTTCCTTCGTCACAAAAAAAATTTTTCCCTATATAAAACCAAAAGGGTTGCTCAAAAAATATGAAAAAAAATTTCGACCAAATTTTTTCGACCATAGAGATCGACAGAGTAACGGGGGAATATTATACAGTAATACCAGAGCATCTCATGAATGAATTCGGTTGGTACGAAGATACAGAACTCAAATGGAATATCGATGGGGACGAGATTATCATTCAGGAAAAAGAATGAAAGCATATCACATATACTTCGAGAATAATTGTATATTTAAAAATTTAACCGAGGGGCAGTTTAAGACTATATGGTTATTACTGAATACCGAATATAACTCCGAGTTATCATATGAAGAAATGACGGAAACCGTCCAAGAAAGCAGAGAGATGACAGAATCATCGTATTGACAGATACTATATAAACTGATATAATTGACTTGTAATTACAAAACGTTATGGCTAAAGGATTTACAGTAAAAGCAAAACCCCCATCTGCCAGTAGTACAAAAGAACCCGAATTCGACATTGCCAAGGCCAAAGAGATGGTCAAAGGAAAGTCAGTGGTCTTCTGTCTACCTGGAAGAGGAGTATCCTACCAGTTCTTAAAGAGTTTCGTACAACTTTGTTTCGACTTAGTTCAGTCTGGAGCAAGCATCCAGATCTCACAGGATTATTCATCCATGGTGAACTTTGCAAGATGCAAATGTCTAGGTGCGAATGTACTGCGTGGACCTGATCAGATACCATGGGACGGAAAATTAAATTATGATTGGCAACTTTGGATTGACTCAGATATCGTCTTCAACTCTGAGAAGTTCTTCCAGTTAATTCTTATGGATAAGGATATCGCAGGTGGATGGTATTGTACCGAAGATGGTAAGACAACCTCTGTAGCACACTGGTTAGAAGAAGATGATTTCAGAAATAATGGTGGAGTCATGAATCATGAGACACTCGATAGTATCTCTAAGAGAAAGAAACCATTCACAGTAGACTATACAGGTTTCGGATGGCTCCTAATTAAGAATGGAGTATTCGAACATGAAGGACTACCATATCCATGGTTCGCACCGAAGATGCAAGTTTTCGAAAGTGGCGAAGTTCAGGACATGTGTGGTGAAGATGTCTCTTTCTGTCTCGATGCAAAAGACGCAGGTTTCGAAATCTGGTGCGACCCACGGATTCGTGTAGGACATGAAAAAACGAGAATTATATAGAATCCTCATAGACGGCAAAGAAGTATTCACGGCATTAGGTCAAGGTGAATACTTCAGTCGTATGGAAGATTATGCTCTCGAATACTATCAGACGGGTGCACCACACCCCGATAGTATTAAAACTGAAATGTACACAGAGGATTAATTATGGCAAAAGCAACAGGTGGTATCAGTGGAGGGGATTTTATACAGTCACCCCCGAAGAAGACTCGTCAAGGGACGGGGAAACACACCAAATATGCAGCGACATCTCGTAACTCGGCTCGTAAGAAATATAAGGGGCAGGGACGCTAAACAGGAGACTCCGAAAGGGGTCTCTTTTTTTATGGGTGAATGTCATATAAATAAATAAAAACTATGTCCAATGGCGATTAAGAGGATATCAAGAGCATATAAAGATATTAGTTTATCTTTTGAGCCTCATCCAGTATCAGGAGATTTAAAGGTTCTTCGTAATGAGAATGCGATTCGTCGTTCTGTAAGAAATATTGTTCAGACGATTCCCAATGAAAGATTCTTTAATTCTATATTCGGATCTGATGTCTATAGTAGCCTATTTGAGTTTGTTGATTTTGGTACTGCCTCGAACATTCGAGGGCAAATTGAAATTGCACTAGATAACTTTGAACCAAGAATCGACAATGTAGCCATCGAAGTCAATCCTCAACCAGATATCAATAGTTTTGAGGTGACCGTCATCTATGACATTATCGGACAAGAGTTTCCAACACAAGAATATACATTCCTCTTAGAGGCAACAAGATAACATGCCTTTTACTAAATTTACAGATCTTGATTTTGATCAGATAAAAACATCAATTAAGTCCTATCTCAGGGCAAACTCAGACTTTACTGGGTTCGACTTTGAGGGATCTAATTTTTCTGTTTTAATTGACACCTTAGCTTATAATACGTATATCACCGCATTTAACTCTAATATGGTCGTCAATGAGTCCTTCTTGGATTCTGCGACTCTGAGAGAGAATGTCGTTTCTCTGGCAAGAAATATAGGTTATGTACCACGCTCTAGAACGGCAGCAACCGCCAATGTCACAGTCACCGTACCATTTGGTACCAACGATCCTGGAACGTCTACGGCATCTATACAGGCAGGTCTGATATGTGTCGGTAATCAAAGTGATACATCATTTACATTTTCGATTTTAGATAATATCTCTGCATCGGTGATTCGAACTATAAATCCAGATAATACTGACCAGTTTCTGTATAATGCAACTTTTAGTAATATTGACATCAAAGAAGGTGTTTTCTTAGAAAAGAAATTTGTCATAAATGGTTCATTAGATCAAAGGTTTATATTAGATAATGAGGGCATTGACACCTCGACCATAAAGGTCTATATCAGTCAGGATAGTGCAGAATTAGGAGTCGAATATTCATTAGTCGATAATATATTAAATGTAAATAAAAATTCTGAAATTTATCTCTTACAAGAGGTTCAGGATGAGAGATATGAACTCTTTTTTGGAGATGGTCTCTTCGGAAAGAAGATTCCTAACGGATATACGGTAACAGTAAGGTATATTGTTACAGATGGTAAAGAAGGTAACGGTGTCGGCAAGGGAAATACCTTTTCTTTCTCTGGAAAGGTTATTAATGCGAATGGAATTGTCGTATCATTGGGAAATCCTGGACCGACTTTCATCACAAATGAAGCGTCTACAAATGGAGCTGAGATCGAATCTATCAGTTCAATCAAATATTATGCTCCAAAAACGTATTCTTCACAGTATCGTGCAGTCACACCACGAGATTATGAGGCAATTATTAAGAAAATTTACGCAGATACCGAATCTGTGTCAATCGTCGGGGGTGAAGAGATGAATCCACCCGAATTTGGCAACGTCATAATCAGTATAAAACCTAAAAATGGGTTTTTTGTCTCTGATTTTAACAAATCTCGTATTTTATCACAATTAAAACAGTATTCTGTCTCTGGAATTAATCAAAGAATCGAAGATTTAAAGGTTTTATACGTCGAAATTGATTCTTCGGTGTATTTTAATGAAAATTTAGTCTCTACTCCAGACTCACTCAAAGCAAAAGTTCTAAATTCACTCACTACTTACGGAGATTCAGTAGATTTGAACCAATTTGGAGGAAGATTTAAGTATAGTAAGGTACAACAGGTCATCGATGCCACTGATACCGCAATAACTTCTAATATTACGAAGGTAATTATCAGAAGAAACCTAAAAGCAGCGACAAATCAGTTTGCACAGTATGAATTGTGTTATGGAAATCGATTCCATGTTGATAGTTTAGGTTTTAACATCAAATCAAAAGGATTTTTCATCAGTGGAAACTCCAAACCAGTCTATATTACCGATATTCCAAATACAACTTTAAGAAGTGGGGTACTTTCTCTCGTACAGATTAATGATGATGGAACTTTTGGAGTGGTCGCTAAATCGGCAGGAACAGTCGATTATAGGAAAGGTGAAATTCTCTTAGGAACCCTTAATATAACTGGTACAGTGGACGGCACAGGGGTCGTAGAGATACAGGCAATTCCTGAGTCAAATGATGTTGTTGGATTGAGAGAATTATATCTCGATTTTAGCGTCTCAAAAAGTAAAATAAATATGGTAAGAGATGTGATTAGTTCAGGTGATGAAATATCTGGAACTACATTTATTAAAGACTTCTACACCTCAAGTTATCTAAACGGACAATTAATAAGAGAATAATATGATACATACTGGTTTTGAGTCTAAGGTTAAGGTTCAGCAAATTATCGGGAGTCAACTTCCCGAATATGTTGTAAGTGAAAATCCTAACGCTGTAGATTTTTTAAAGCAATATTATATTTCACAAGAATTTCAGGGTGGGCCTATTGATCTATCCGACAATTTAGATCAATATTTAAAATTAGATAATTTGACACCAGATGTAGTGGTTGACTCTACTACACTTACTACTGGTATAGGAACCGAAACCGAAGATGTGACAATTTCGGTTTCGAACACAAAAGGGTTTCCTAGTCAATATGGATTGTTAAAAATTGATGATGAAATCATCACATACAAAGGAAAGACATCAACGACGTTTACTGGATGTATTCGTGGGTTTTGTGGTATTACTAGTTACCATAAAGAGTTAAAAGAAGAAGAATTAGTATTTTCTACTTCAGAAGTTGCATCACATGATGCAGATTCAAGTATTCAAAACTTGAGTTCTTTATTTCTCAAAGAATTTTATAAAAAACAGAAATCAACACTAGTTCCAGGTTTAGAAGGTGTAGATTTTGATTCTAACCTCAATGCAGGATCATTCATAAAGGAATCAAAGTCATTATATGACTCAAAAGGAACAGATGAGTCATTCAGGATACTTTTTAATGCTTTATATGGAGAGACTCCTCAGGTAGTTAATTTAGAAGAGTATTTACTCAAACCATCTGCGGCAAATTACGTCAGAAGAGAAATTATCATTGCAGAGGCACTTTCTGGTAATCCTATAGACCTAGTTGGTCAGACAATCTTTAGATCTGATGATTTAGACACAAATGCCTCTGTTTCTGAAGTTGAGGCATTTAGTAGAGTCGGAGTGGCACTCACCGATAATCAACAATACTTTAAAATATCTCTTTTCCGTGGTTATTCGGATATTGAGGATACAATACAAGGAAATTTTAAAATAACTCCTGCCACAAGAGCACTTGATACTGTCAGTGCTGGTTCTTCGGTAATAACTGTTGATTCTACTGTAGGTTTTGGTACGACTGGAGTTTTGGTCGCAGGAATCAATACAAACATCAATTATACTTCAAAAAGTGTAAATCAGTTCTTTGGATGTGACGGTATTGTCGGTGTTATTACATCTACTTACTCTGTAAGAAATGATGAGACTTATTTTGGTTATGAAAATGGTGATACGACCAAAAAAGTCGAATTAAGACTCACGGGTGTATTATCAGAGTTCGAACAAGTCTCTGATACATTAGCTGTCGATGAAGGTCAGATAATTTCGGTAAAAAATGTCGGTGATTCTCTTAAAGGTACTTTTTATGTTGATACTTCATCTCTTTATGAGAATATGTCTCATAAAAGAAAATTTGCGAATTCTTTAATCTATAATACATGTGTAAGATATAATATAAAATCTATTTCTGGTGCTGGTGGTAGAAAGATAACTTTTGATGGTGAAATTGACAAAACTAGTTTAAAGAAACATGATAGGGTAGAGATAGTCATCAGATCATCGAATAGTGTAGTATTAGGTGATACTACTGATGTATATGTCGATTATGTTAGTAAACCTACTGAATTATTCATAAGCAGTTCATTTAATCCCGATGAGGATACTGAATATGATTTGAGGAGAAAAGTTAATACTGCCAAGAGTACTTCTGTTCCTTTGGAAGTCGGTAAGATTGTATCTGATGTACAGAATTTATATACTGAGGGTGATGATTATGTTTACATCGCTTCCAATTCAGTTCCTTCAAGAGCTCTTACTGGATTAACTTCATCTTTTGTCAATGATATTACCACTCCAGTAAAATCAATTTCTGTCGATTATCCACCAACTGTTGTTGGTAGTGGATTGACTGTAAATGTTGGATTAGATACTGCCACGTTTAGTGCTATTCAATTTAAGAATTCTGTTCTTCCATTTGTGACAGGAGATCGGGTATATTATGAACCATCTGGTAATCCCTATGTCGGATTAGAAACTGGTAGTTATTTTGTAGGAATCTTGACGACTTCTGGTACTGTTCAAGACACCATACAATTATATTCATCAAAATCTTTTATTAATAGTGGTAGTTATATTTCTCTTAAAGCAAGTAAGATTGTAAATGTAGATGGTAGTTTGGTTCCAGAATATGCGAATGGTACTCATAAGTTTACTTTATATTCTCAGAGATCTAATGAAGTTGGTGCTCAAAAATTACTGAAGAAGTTTCCATTAGAAGTAACCACCAATAGAGGAAAGCAAACTGAGACAGAGATGGGTTCTACTGGATTATTGATCAATGGTGTAGAAATTACTAATTATAAGTCAAAGGATTACATTTATTATGGACCTCTAAAATCTGTTGATATTTTAAATAATGGTTCTGGTTATGATCTTGCCAATCCACCAAAAATAGAAGTTTCTAGTGGAGCAGGAACAACAGCATTAATTCAACCAATCATTGAAGGTAGTATAGAAAAGGTTTTAATTGACAAACAGCAATTTAATATTAATGAGTTTATTTCTATTAATATCACTGGTGGAAATGGAGATGCTGTTTTAGAACCATCTATTGCTAGAGCAAGTAGAAGTGTTGACTTTGATGGTAGACCTACTACTTCTCAAGGTGGAATTAGTACATCTAATGATACAATTAAATTCCTGAGTGATCATGATTTTTATAATCAACAGCAAGTAATTTATAATTCTAATGATAATTTGGGAATAGGTGTCGGTATTGGAACATCAACATTAGCCACTAGTTCATCTTACTTTGTTAAAGTGTTGAATAATACTACAGTTAAATTATATTATTCTGCAGAAGATGTGGTAGCAAATGGTGTAGGAGTTAATACTGTAGGATTTAGTACCCATAATCTAACGGGTATTCATAAATTTGCCACTTTATCAGATCAGAAATTTATTGATAGTATTAAGGTTTTAGATGGTGGTAATTTTAATAATAGAAAATTATTAGTCAAACCTGCTGGTATATCAACACAATATAATAAAATTGTTTTTGAGAATCATGGTTTTGATGATGGTGATGTAATTGAGTATAATGTAGAGGCTGGTGTGGGTACTGTGACACCTCAACCAATTTCTGGATTAACCACTGTTACGGGAGTAACGACAACGACACAATATTATAATATTGTAAAATTAGATAACGACTCTTTCCAGTTATCTGATGCTGGTATAGGAGCAGGTGTTAGTAATACTAATTTTGATCGTGGATTAACCATAGATTTCTCATCCCAAGGTACTGGATATCAGGTATTTAAATATCCAGATGTAGAAATAACACTCACATATACTCCTGTTGGATTTGGTACAACATCTCAAAGTTATACTGATATGGTATTGACTCCTAGTATTAGGGGTAGTATTGTTGATTCTTATGTTTATGAGACTGGTACTGGTTATGGTTCTACAATATTAAACTATGAGAAGAAACCAACACTGACTATAAAGGCAGGAAAGGATGGAGTTGTAAAACCAGTTATTGTAAATGGACTAGTTGAAGCTGCTAATATTCAATATGGTGGACAAGAGTATTTCTCTATTCCAGAATTAAAAGTCGTTGATCCTACTGGAAAGGGTATTAGTGCTGAATTGAGACCAGTCATAACTGATAATAGGATAAGTGATGTTAAAATTATCAATGCTGGAATTGGATATTCGAGTACATCTTATATTGAAGTTAATTCACCAGGTAAAAATGGAAAATTAAGTGCTTCTGTTAGACCATTATCACTTAATTTAAATAATAAAATGGGTGATGAGTTGTTATTAGAAGGTGATAATAATTTATCTTATAGTCTTTGTGGGTATGCAAAGACTTATAGAGACTCTTTTGGAGAAGGAATTTCGGTTGGAGCTGGAAAAACATCTGCTTCTAGAATTATTGGATGGGCATATGATGGAAATCCAATATATGGATCTTATGGTTACATTGATTCTGCAGATTCATCAAGTTATGTACGAAGTTTAAATAGTGGTTATGAGGCAGATATTGCAAATATTGTAGATAGACCTGTTGGATTCCCTGTTGGATTCTTTGTAGATGATTACAAATTCACAAATAATGGTGATTTAGATGTTAATAATGGTAGATTTGGAAAAACACCAGAATATCCTGATGGTGTTTATGCATATTTTGCAACTATTGATGGTGATGGTAAGACACAATTCCCATATTTCATCGGAAATTCTTATAGATCTGTTCCTTTAGAGCAAAATATCGACCAAGATTTTGATTTTAAGGGTTCAGATTTAAAAAGAAACACATTTCCTTATAGAGTTGCTGATAAAAATGCTGATAATGACTTTATTATCGAAACAAATGAACTCGAAGATCAAAAAATAGAAATACAATCAGTTACTGATGGTTCAGTTGACCAATTATCGGTTATTTCAGCAGGAGAAAATTATAAAATTAATGATTCTATTGATTTTGACAACAATGGTGGTGGTTTTGGAGTAGTTGCTAAGGTTTCATCGTTAAAAGGTAAGGATGTTGTTGGTGTAAGTGTCACAACATCTTCATATGAAGGAGTATTCAGTTGGGTGGATAATAAGACAGTAAAAGTTAATATTATTTCTATTGGTACAACTCAGGGATTTATTAGTACAGCAAGATTTCATGAAGATCATAATTGGATAAACAATAATAATATTGTAATTTCTGGTGTTTCTACTTCATCTGGTATTTCTTCTAGTGTTCCAGCACTAACTCAACTAGATGGAAACTATCAAATTGGAATTTCTTCTCAATCTGCATCAATAATTTCAGAGGTAATACCATCCGCAACGGGAGTAACAACAGAAATATATGTTAGTTCAATACCAAATTCTCTTTCAATAGGAAGCAAGGCTGAAATTGGTGGAACAAATACTGAAGAACTAAAAATTAT